TTTTTGAATAAGAATTTGCTTATCTTCAAGGTCAAGTATTCTGCAAAAGGTGTATTTTTTATTTTTCATTTTCTTTTTATTAGTGTTATCTTTAAACAAATCATCAATATTGGAATTATCAATGTTACCTAAGTTAATTTGCTCTTTGTAAAATAGACATCATGGAAAAGGGCTGTTAGGTCCCCATTAATCTCCAATGCACATAATTAATCTTTTAAGTTGTCAATAACAAATTTCAAAGCTCCTAAGACTACATCTTTTCTTTTCTCAGAGTCACTTTCATCTCTATAACAAACAAGGTCAGTACTTACTCTGTAATATTTTTTACGGTCTTCCTTAGTGTTTGTGTCTGTAATAAGACCTTTCTCAAGAAGTTCTATCTTACCTCTATGGAGAGAAGCTGCTGATAGTCTAATCTTATAGAAAGCTTCATTTAAGCTAAATAGGACTACATTATCTTCGTCCATTACACTAATCATATAGAAGAGCAGTTTTGTTGCTCTTTCTGATAACTGATATACTTTATCTAAGTTATCACAGTTTAATATTACTTTCTTCATTTTTGTATAATTTTTAATCGTTTAGCAATCATTGTTACTATATCCACGGTTACAGCGTTACCTATGAGCTTATAGCGTTGTGTCTTTGAAATGCGCCTTATTTTCCCGTTGTAATCGCCATATTGTGTCCAATTGTCAGGAAAACCTTGCAGGCGTTCACATTCTATTTCCGTAAGTCTTCTAACGCCTTTATTTCTACCCCTTTTATGTCTTATCACAGTCATATCAGAGTGCAATCCTCCTGAGTGTCCGCCGCCTGTAAGGGTGGCTGCAACCTTGGGGACTATATAAGTATCATTGCTCCCCATCTTGGAGTAGCGGGCTGTTATTGTTCGTGCAAGTGAAGTTTTGATACTTGTACGTTTCCTATTTTCTTTCCTTGTCTTTCCCTCAAGTAATTTATCATCTTTTCCGATAGGAAATACTCCTGGGATACTTTTTCCTCCAAGATGTCCGATAAGGTATATCCGCTCTCTATTCTGGGGTAAAATCCAGCTTGTATTAAGCAATTGCCATTCAAGTCTATAACTCCCAATGTGGGCAAGCGCTTGGAGAATCGCCCAAAAGTCTGCGCCAGCATTTGAGGAGAATGCTCCCTTAACATTCTCCCAGACAAAAATACTTGGTCTGATGTCAGCAATGAGGGCAATTGCGTGCTGGATAAGGCTACTTTTGGAGCCTTTAAGCCCCTCTCTTTTTCCAGCAGTTGAGAAATTTTGACATGGCGAACCGAAAGTGATAATGTCAATGTCTCTAAAGTCTCCTCCGTGAAGAGTGGTAATGTCTCCGATGTATTTGGCATGGGGAAAATTGTATTTATAGTTTGCGATTGCGTGTTTGTCTATTTCTGAAAAATAATGCTCTGTGAATTGGTATCCTGCCTTTTGAAAGCCGAGCGAAAAGCCACCAATCCCGCTAAAAAGGTCAATGATTTTCATGTTTTTTACTTAGTTGTTCTTTTTTCTCTTCATCTATGTTGTCCATGTGTAAATACATTATCTCAGTTAAATCGTTTGCGTATGCACTGAAAGCATTGAGTATCTGTGGGTCTATCTTATTGGCCTTTTCAAACTCTTCTACTACTTCGTTGTTTTTCTTCTTGCATTCCATAAATACCTGTTTAAGCCTAAACCTTGGATAACTTTCATCAATCATGTGAAGTAATTCACTGGTAGCTTTGCAATAGGATAACGCCATAATCATATAATGCGCCATGTACTCCCGCTTAAGGATTGGTTTTACCTGATTTTCACGATAATCAGCTACAGCTATCTCCATAAGGTATTTGGCTTCTTTTTCTGTGATTTGTAGCCCGCGGGCTCTGAGTTCTGTTATAAATTTCATGTTATTTGTCTGTTGTTAGTAATTTGTCATTTTCAAAGATATATTCCAGTGCTATTTCCTTTTTCAGAGATATATCATCCACGCCTTCAAAAGACCGCTTCAGACGGCTAACAAGGCTCTTATTGTCTCGCTCTTTAATTTTACGCTCCTTGTATCTCTTAGTAAGCAACTCCTTTTCTTCTTCTGTGAAATCAGTTATCATACCTCGCTCCTTAAGGCTGTCATATATCCAACAGCAGAACAAAGGAAGTCGTCCTGTCTGCTTAAAATCGTTGTAAAATCGTTGTACATTGGCTATAAACCGCGCTTCCTTTTCCTCCTCTGTTAGTTGTTCTTCAGGAGTAGGAGCGGGTAGACTCATAGGTAAGTTGTTGTTTTGACGAGTACGACACAACCAATCCTTGTACTTCTTCAATATCTCACTGATATAAGGGGCATTGATAAGCTGATAATGCTCTGTACGTGTATCAAATTCTCCGTATCTTTCCATTTGAAAGGCTTTGTATAGCTCCTCCAAAGAAAGCGAAGAAAAGCGACTTAAAATCATTCCTGAAATATCAGACTTGTTGAGAGGGTCTATTTCTCCCTTGAAACCGATAAGGGCAGCGTGCTGGGCAATGATAGTGCCAATGCCTCCGCGTGCTTCTATTGGGTCAAGCTCTCGGATGGGTGTGAATGTCAGTACCTGCTGTGCAAAAGCCACTTGCTGTAATTCACCAGCCTTGCCTATTTGCTGCAATGTCGGCAGCGGTTTGGCGTCCGACAATATTAGCGCCTGCTGTGTTTGTAGTATGAGTTCTTGAGATGATGTTTCCATTTTGGTCAATTATTACGGGTTCTTGTGGGTTGTGTGATTGTTGGGCACTCTGTACCCAGCTGGACTCAAAGCCTTTCCACTGCTTTTGCACCACCAAAGCAAGGATCTCGTTTTTATCTCGTCCTGTGCGTTGCACCTGCTCAAGGAATATCTTAAAGGCTCGTTCACTATTGACGGCTTTCTTAGTCTTGCGTATCCTGAGCCAGTCCTCCGTGAGGTCAGCAGCAAATCCTGCAGATAGCATAGCCTGCCTGAAATTGAAAGGAGGGGGGACGGGCGAAACTTGGGGGGAGGTTTCTTTTGGGTCGCTTAAAGGCTGATTGTTTTTTTCCTCCTCGTCAAAATTCACTCTCGCGCTTTTTTGTTTCTTTTTTTCTAAAAAAGAAATATCATTATCATTTACATTATCATTATCATTAAGGGAGCAATTGCTTTTTTTGCTTTTTTCAGAAAGCAATTGCTTTTTTTGCTTTTCGTTGCTTTCCTCTAACTCGTTGTCTTTCAATCGCCTTCCTCCTTTTTTACCTGCCTCACTTCTTTTTTCTGAGATTGATATATACTTTTGTGTATCCCTATCAATCGTTTGTTTTACGAATCCGAATGCTACTTTTGCAAGTGGTTTTAGTTCAATCAAGTTACCGTATATGGCATATTCCGCAATAGCCTGATAAACTTCCAACTGAACCTCACTTGGCAAATCCCGAATAACATTCAACCAATCCGCGTAAAACAAAAATGTTTCTTTTTTCATGGCTTATTTAAATGATCGTTATCTCTCTAACTTTGCCCTAAGCCCTCTCCTTGAGCATACACGCCAAGTACAAGCGAGGGCAAAGATCAAAGAATGAATGAGTATTTAAAATAATTTAGGTTGCATTTTATCAGCAATCATACGCTTGAGATTGCGCTGCATTTGATTGTAATAGGACTCCTTAAGCTCTATCCCTATGTAGTTGCGATTAAGCCTTAGACTTTCGTACCCTTCACTGCCTATCCCTCCAAAGGGGCTGAGTACTGTGTCTCCCTCGTTGCTCCATAGGTGCAAGCAACGCCTGATCGTTTCCAATTGTAAGGGGCAAATATGCTTCTCATCTTTCTCCTCACGAGCGGAGGTGTATTGCAAGGTATCGGAGTAGTTGATGTCATACCACACTGGCTCAGCGTACTTTTGCCATAAATTCACTGGTAGGTAATTTTCCTTTTTCTCATTTGTTTCTTGGTGTGTAATAGGTACAAGGTTATCACCAGCGTTACGAAAGACTAAGATGTAATCAGGGATCCCTGTACGTGATAGGCTGCTATCCTTCTTAATGGTCTTATGTAGTAGCCCTATTGATTTGGTTCGTGTCATTTCCACTACGGGGCTTTTCCATATTGTGATCCTATCGTGATAAATAAAACCTTCCTTCTCAAAAGCCTGAATAAGCATTCCTGAAAAGTCCTTAAGACCGATATACCCATCTTTGCCTTTCATTGCGGGTAAGTCCATACAATGCACTGCTACCAATCGTCCGCTTTTAATTACTCTTGCTAACTCTTTTACAAGGAATTGAAAATGTACAAAGAACTCCTCATAATCTTTGCAGTTGCCCATGTCTCGTATATCGTCTGAATAGACATACAATTCAGCAAAGGGAGGACTAAATATTGAAAAGTCAATGCTGTTATCAGGGAGTTTAGCTACCTCCTCTACGCAGTCGCCGTGTATAGCTGTGAATTTTGGTTGTTCCATAGTGTTTGGTTATTAATCATTAATTGTTGCATTTGTTTGAATTGTTTCTCTTTCTCTTTGATAATACTAATGACATTCTGCATAGTATCAGTGGTTACAATATTGACTGTTACATCGCCCTTCTTTCCAAAGCGGTGGGATCGTCTCACAGCTTGGTAAAAACCCTCAAAAGAAAAGTCAGGACTCATAAAGGTTTGATTTAAGCAGTGCTGAAAGTTCAATCCATATTGGGCTATCTTTGGCTTAGTAACTAATACCCTGAACTTACCATCTACAAAGTCTAACAACTTTTGTGCTTTCTCTTCAGGCTTATCACTCCCTGACACTTCCACAGCACCATGAATACCCGCAGTAACTTCTTTCCCCTCGTCATTATGTTTCACCCATACAATGTGTGGTTCCTCATTCGCATTAGCTATCTCTATTGCCTTTGCTATTCGTTGCTCTTTGGTTCGTCTTAACTCCTTATTGAAGTCAGTAGCAGATACAGCTAAACTTGGGAATAACATACCATTGCTAAAGTCATTTTCAGTGATAAGCTGGTGCTCCTTGTATATCACCTCTGATAAGTCATACCCTTGCATTGGGTAACCTATATCCGCGGGATTGGTTAGCATTATTGCCCAGTCTGATACGAATTGATAGAACTTCTCAACTGCATGCCTTTTTAATCTCCATTTGCTCGTGTGATCTTGGTCATTGATAAAGTAGGTAGCAAGCATTCCTAACCTGCTTTGATAGCCCAAAAACTCTGAATGGTTAGCAAGCTCCATAGGATCATTAGGAGAGGGAGTAGCTGTAAAAGCAAACTTGTAAGGGGTGTTATGGAAATACTCAAATAGTTGCTTTTTGATTTCCCCCTCAAAATTCTTCATTATCGAACTTTCATCTACTATCAGCCCTGCATACTCCTGTGGATTGATATTGTGTAAATTTTCAAAGTTGGTAATCGTTACCTTATCAAGGTCAAACCCAAACTTTTCCGCTTCTCTTTTGGTCTGTGCGACCACTACCAAAGGGGCAATGATTAACACGGGCTTATTGGTGTGCCTTACAATTTGGCTTGCTGTCTCAAGCTCCATTACTGTCTTACCTAATCCACAATCCGCAAATACAGCATGCTTGCCCTTACTTAGGTTACGCTCCACAATGAACTGCTGAAAAGGAAACAGCTTGTCATTCATCGGCAAAGCTGCAAAGCCTTTATGCTCTTTTGACTTCTGCTTTGATTTTAAAAACTCTTGATACTCGTTCATTTTTGATTTGAAATTAGAGATTTGATAAAGATTGCCGCGCGCTCAATCTCCTTTCAAATCGGTTGTTAATTATTTTCTTTGTAATTGTGTAACTTCTCTCGTCTTATAAAGCGATTAACAGTGCCTTTTGATACACCTAATTTTTCGCTTATTTCTCGCTGGGACATTCCTTGTTTTATGTATTTCAGTATGTCTTTTTCTTTGCCTGTAAGTTTCACCTTTTTTGAAAGGCTACCCTTAGGACGACCTATAAAAATGCCTTCTGCCTTTTTGCGAGCCAATGCCTCCTTGGTACGTTGGCTGATAAGTTGGCGTTCTATTTGAGCAGAAAGCCCATAGGCAAAAGCTATCACAGCACTACTTATATCATTATCCAATCGGTAATTATCCTTGATTGTCCAAATATTTACCTTTTTCTTTGTGCATTCGTTTAGAATAGCCATAATCATCATTAGACTTCTACCCAATCGTGATAGCTCTGAACAAAGGATATAATCTCCTGCCTTTGCTTTCTCCAAGAGTTTTCCTAACTCTCGTTTTTCAGGGTCTTTCGTTCCTGATATTCCCTCGTCTGAAATCCAACCATCTATTTTCATGTCATTCTTTTTACAGAAGTTCTTTATCTCATAGCGTTGGTTTTCTACGGTTTGCCTATCTGTACTAACCCTTATATATCCATATACCATAACTCATTCATTTTATAATTTTAGCCCCCGCTCACAGCTCGAATGTGAGTGCTTGCCTATCGGGGGTCTCCATGTCTTAGACATGAGATACATAACTTTCCAATGTTAGGTTTGTTAGTCGTTATCGGCTGCTTGTTCTCTTTTGCCTTTGCTTCTATCTATATAGACATGGCAAAATAGATGGTCAATCACAGCTTCTACTTTCATTATCTTTGCCGATAACAGTGTCATTGTATAAGGTTCAGGGTTTTCCTTATCCTGCATATACTTGTCAAAGAACGCAATACATAGAGGTTTGGTTTCCTCGGCATTGATAGCCTTTACCAAAAATTTATTACGAGTTGTGTAACGTTCATATTTCATCTCCATCTCAGCAATATAACAATTGACCTTTTCATCTTCTCCATTATCCTTGGTTAAGGTTACTATGTACAAATATTCTTGTTCCTTGAGTGATAACACTTCAAAATATCCTTGGTAATGTTGTTCTATGTAGTCCGAGAGTATCTGCATAGCTACCTCTACACTATTAGCATATAGGAAGAAGGTTTGTTTCTTTCCCATTACCTTTGCTACAGCTACCCATGTGGCAGCACATCCATTGACTAAGGTTGCTTGTCTTTGTATAGTACTGACTTTTACCTCGGTAATATCTCCACTTTGTAGGAAGAAATTAATCTCCTCTAAGTTGTGATGGTCTAAGAGTGTACCACGGTCAAATATTATCTCTTTGCGTTCTATATTGACCAGCTCTCCTGTGCTTTCATCTACAAAGTTCTCAGGCCATTTTCGGTAAAGCGTCTCGGCTAAGTACTTATCCTTCATCTCAGATAGGTTGGAGGTGGTGAGGATATCCTCCTCAAAACGATTAACGGTTTCTTTCATTGCTTATTTTACTTTAAATCTTGCTTATTTACTTTTTTTGCATTGGTTTTTAGAAAGTTAGGATTGATTTTTTGACTTGCTTAACGAGGGGTAAAAATTGCTTAATAATACCTCCCTTGTAAATTATTCACTTGTCTTTCTATCTCATTGAGAGAATTTAAATCATCAGGGGTTGGCAGGTATATACCCGCTTCCTTACTGGCATAATCTCTGAAATTATCAATAGCGGTTGTCATTTCTTTTGTGTTTAAATCTGCTGTGCTTCTCCACGCTTCCCTTACCTCTCCAGTCTTGTAATTCACATACTCAGTTAGGAATATTTGCGGATTAACTAACTTCTTAAATATATCTTGTTTCACGTACTCGGGTGTTTCTCCATATTCTAATGCAAACCACGAAAAAAGGAGGTGAATGTAATTGTTCTGTGAGTAGGTGCGTTTAGGCTTCTTTTCAGTGATTTCAAAGGTCTTTTTCTTGTCAATAAGATATCCTAACCACTCCTTTGCTCGTTGTATATCAAACTCATTGCTTGCGTTGAAAATCATAGTTTATTGTTATTCATTAGCTTTTTCGTTGTAATTTACAAACTTCCATCCTTGTGATATAAGTAGCTTTATGTTTTCCTTTGATAAATAGTTGTCATACTTTCTTGTATAACTATCACCATAACCTCCTCCTGTAAATGTGTTTTGTTGTAGATATGGTTTTATTTTATCAATTTTATCTGGTGTATTGCGCCATTCATCTGACCTTTTATCATCTTTTGAGTCTTGTTCCACACAATGAAATGCAACATCTTTGGTATAGTCATAATATACTACTTTGAGGAATATTGTATTTTTGTATCTTTCCTTATTATACTCAACATATTCATTCGTACCTTCTCTATCTTTCAACTCGACATACATTTGTGAAATATAAGTACCTTTGTCATTTTGATATAGAACAAAATGTTTATCGTTTTCAACTATGAACTTCATCAATTCAGTCGTCTTAATACGTAGCTCATTAGCAAGATTACTAATGTACGGCTTCTTATTAAAAGCTACTTTGTATAACTCAAAGCATTCTTTTATATCTTTTAAGTTTAAATTTTTCATTTTGTCTTTAATTTTGAAAGCAAGGCAGGACTCGAACCTGCTACTATCCCGATTGATACTTGCTTTTTAGGTTACTAATTACCTAATATTACAGGCGTTCTGCCATCTGTGATGATTACTTTATTAGAGGTCTTACCTAACATCTCAATATATTGCTGCATTAGGATTTCTCTTGTAAGACCTACCGATTGGACTTTGTTTGTTTCAGCATCTATCTTTGCCTTTTCTAACAGCATTCTTGAGGTCTCTAACTCGTTTTTTACTCTATTAGCTTCTTGTATAGCCTTGTTTCTATCTTCTACTGCTTTCAGCATTGAAGCAGGAGGTTTAAGCCCTGATGTAAGAGTAGTAAGGTCAAAGAATTTCGTCTTAAACTCCTCTTTCAATCTTTTTTGTACTGATAGTTCAAACTTACCTAAGTTGTTCATAAGGCTGTCAGTGGTGTAGTTTCTTGCTTCCTCACGATAAGCATCAGTAACACGCTTGTTAAGCACATTAGCCTCTACATTGTCAAAGAACGTTTCAGGGTCTTGTATTCGGTAGTTTTTGTAATTGAACACAATCTCAGCACCTTTGCCACGAATAGGCGTATAAGTATAGGAAGGATCTACGGTGAATACCCCTGCATCTTTTGCTGTGATTTCTACAATATCAGGGTCTCCTGCTTGCTCCCACATGGGTACCTGATACAGTTCACTACCTGGACCTAACATCCCTTGTGCCCCTGTTACAATTTTGAACGAATTGATACCATTTCGTCCGTACTCTGTCATTAGAACCCCTTCATAGTTAGGTTCAGGTCTGTTACAACCCACTAAGGAGGCTATAACGCAGAAAAGAAAAATCATCTTTTTCATTTGATATAAAAATTAAATTAGTTACTAAAAAACTTGTTGTAAGGGAAAGCAATCAGTATAAGAATTGCTACAAGTAACCCTACAATCCATAAGTAAGGGAGTTCACTCCTGAATAATACCATTACTCCAAATGTTAATAATACTAACAGAATAATGAATGCTAATGCTCGTATTGCTATTTTTCTCATCATAATAAAGGTTTTGCTATTTCTAAGAGTTCTCTTTGTTCTTCGAGGAATTTGTCTCTGATTTCTGGAGTTTTGAAGTGTAATACCTCATAAGTATAAGAATATTCTATAGCAGTAAGTTCTCCTTTGTATAACATAATACAATATTTATCACTATCATTATTCTTATCTTCCCAATCAGGCTGCCAACCTTCATTATAATAATCCCTTAACCAAGTAAGTTTAGCAAGGGCTTCAAAAGCTTTAGCTATCACTTCATTAGGAAATTCTAATCCATTTAATACAGTAACACAATCACCTTTTTTCAATGCTTCTGCTCTAATACTACTATATGTTGGTGCAGGTGCTTTTTGTTCAAAACCTTGTAGTGTATAAGGTGATGTTGATAGAGTTGGAGTTTGTGAAAGAGGTCTCCATCTATTTGAAGTAATATCATCTCCTATAAATCTACCATCTCCTGTATAACAATAGGTAGCTTCTCCATACAGAACACGTAAGCTCATGTCTGCCTTAACTTCTGTTATTTTCAGAGGTGTTTTGCCAAAGAAAACTTCGTCATAGACCTCCATTCCTTCTTTAAATATTGTTTTCATGCTTTGATTTTTTAATTCTTTTTAATCTTTCTTTAGCTTCTATCCTATTTAAATGGTTTCCTATAGCTTCTAATGCAAATATTATTGATATAA